ACGATTAGAAAGGTAGGTATAACCTATGGATTACGATATTAAAGATAGAATCATTTCAGAAACAATGTCTGAATATGAAGATATTGACATTAAAAGAACTACAAATGGATTATCTGTAGAAATCCATTTCTCTAGTGACGTAACTAAAGATGAAGCAATTGCTTGGTTTGAAGATACTTTATCAAAAGTAGAAAGCCAAAGTTTTTTAAGAGCAAGTCTTGATTTATGGATTACCCCAAAGGAGGAAGTATGAGTCAAACAGTTTTTTGGAGTAACGAAGCTGAAGATGGTGAAGGCTATGGTGGAATGTTTGTTCGTTCTGACTTAGGTAAGACTTTCACTAAATGGACTGACAAAGGATTACAAATTGTTGGTATTGTTATTGACGACTCTAATGAAGTAGAGTTCATTCTTAGGGATAAAGAAGAAGAATGAAAAAAGTCGAATACGAATTTTGGTACGATGACCAAGGTAGAGTTGTAGGTAAAATACCTATTACTGATGTTGTCGGATTAGATGAGGAAGAATAATGGGTGGAATATTATTATGCTCAAAGTGTGATAGCCGTTGGCATTCTCACGATGGTACAGGTTCTTATGTTAATGATGAACATTACTGTGAAAACTGTACTCAAGAGATAGAAGCTCATTGGTTATTAAAAAGTGAGGAAGAATGAAAAAACATACAGTATTCTTGTTAGGAAAGCTAACTTATCTAACAGATAGTGAAGATGAAGCTGTAGCTTTTGCAGAAAAAGATTTAAAATTTCTGCACCCTAAATACAATATGGAAGTTAGTGGATTAATAGCAATCGACAATATGGAGGAAGAATGAAAGATAACCCTTTTGATGGGCCTAGTATAAAAATAGGTTCTGATGAATTTAAAGAAATGATTATGCAAGTTATGATTAACAAACATAATGACGCAGACGAGGATTTCGATTTAAATGCGTAGAAGATTTCGTAAAGAACAACACGAGAGAACTTATCAGATAAATTGGAATCATAGTTTGCCCGTTTATGGTGAAGGGAAAAAAGATGAACCGACATCAAAGACGAGCAAGTAAGTCTAAAAAGAAAACACAATATCGAGGTTTGAGTAAGAAACAAATTCTTACGCCCGATAGTTGGAGATAAGGGGGAATAGTGACTGAAGAAAATCACGATTTACATAAAGTAGGTATGGGTAAACTATACGAAAAATATATGATGGCTAAAAATCTATCAGATATGTTAGATGTAGCTTATTCATATAACACTGAAACAAAAAGGAACGAAATAATTCTTATCATTAAAGATGGTGAAAGAACAATTCCTTTGGGCAACTTATGGTCTGCAGAAGACTTTGCGTTGCGTGACTATAAATTAAATGATTCATTGATTATGTCTAGAGTCTTTAAACAGTATGAATCTGTTGACGAAAGAAGTACTCTTGATGAATTCAATGACGAGTATCATCCTGTTGATAAAAACTATGATGATATTTGGACGTTTATCGATGGTGCTAGACAAGCATTAGACGATACAGAATAAATACTTTCAGACTACCGGCAGAATACAAGTAATACCTACCTACTCATATACCGTTGGTAGTCTGTGAGTATCTATTCGTGAGAATGAATAACTAGTTGAAAGGTGCAGAAATGCCTAATCAAAATAACAATAGAATAGATACTGAAGATAGTTATGGCTATAACTATCAAACAGACAAATGTGCTGTTCGTAAATGTAAGTGGGAATCTCACGATACAAACAACGAAGGTGCCTTAGATTTAATAACACAAGGTGGTTATGGTGATTTTATGGATTACTATGACGAATCTCCTGTGTATTTTCGTCTCTGTCATAAACACGCACATCAATTTTCAAGTTGGTTAAATAACACAAATGTCTTACCAAGACACAACGGACACGCCCACAATGGTAGTGAACCGGGTTTTTGGTATGGTCATATTGGTTGGGACCAATACACTTGGTTGTCTTACCTAAATAACTTTTTCTATCATCTCCTTAAGGAGAACTTAAAGTTTGCAATAGGTGCTTTTAATAGACAATTACGTCATCACATAACTTGGACAAAACAGAATATTAACGACAAAACTACTCCCGTTGTTAAGAAAAGATTTATCTTTAAACTGTTTTTCCTTGATAAAGCTTATAAAGGTTTTGTTAACACAAAATTAAGACAAGCTAAAGTAATGTATCGTAATTGGATAAAGAAAACTTATCGTAATTATATCTCTCTAGATAGGGAAATATGGGAAAAAGTATTACAAGGTAAACTGTCTGACAAAGATTTAGAAATAATGGCTCATATCACTGATGCCAATAGGTCTAACTCTGAAGAAGAATAACTAAGCCCCCTAGAAATAGGGGGTTTTCTTCGTTATATAATATAAGTATGTCTAGAGATATACTTGAATCAGTAGCTTCAGAACAAGAACAAGTTTTTGACTTAGAATTTCCAGACCTTCACGAAGCTCAGCAAACGGTAAGAGATGACCCCGCACGTTGGAAAATACTTTGTGCAGGCCGTCGTTTCGGTAAATCACGACTTGGAGTACAACTTTGTTTAGAAGAAGCACTCAAAGGTGGCCGTGTTTGGTGGGTAGCACCTACTTTCGCTATTGCTAGAGTTGGTTGGAGAGATGTGGTAGCTGCAGCAAATGAGTTTCCAAAAGAAGCAGGCGTAGATGTACGCATTGGTGATATGGAAGTTAAATTTCCCGGCGGCGGTTCTATAGCAGTTAAATCTGCCGATAACCCTCAGCGTCTTAGAGGTGAAGGTTTGAACTATCTAGTTATGGATGAGGCCGCATTCGTTAGAGAAGAAACTTGGACAGAAGTATTAAGGCCTACACTTACAGAAAACAAAGGTTCTGCATTATTCATAAGCACCCCTATAGGAATGGACAATTGGTTTTTTCATTTATGGGAGAAAGCAGATAAAGCTGATGATTGGGCTAGATTTCAATTTCCTACAGTAGCTAATCCTATTATTGACCCTGCTGAAGTTGAATCAGCTAGAGAAGACTTAGGTGAATTAGTATTCGCTCAAGAGTATCTTGCAGAGTTTATATCTGAAGGTGCTCAGATGTTTAGAAGTCATTGGTTTAACTATTACAAACTTGGTGTAGGAACACTTTGGTGTGAAGGTGAAAAATTTGACATAAATAATGATTTAGTAAAGTTTGCTACAGTAGACTTAGCAGCATCAACAAAAGAATCAGCTGACTACACAGTCATATCAGTATTTGGTTACCATATGCAATCAGACAGATTGTTTATGATTGATATGATTAGAGACAGACTTGAAGCACCCGACATTGTACCTCAAATAAAAAGAGCAATAGGTATTCATAATCTTGAATGGGTTGGAATTGAAAAAACAGGATACCAATTAGCTATAGTTCAGTTTGCTAGAAGAGAAGGTCTCAGAATCAAAGAATTAAGGGCTGACAAAGACAAGCGTTCACGAGCACTTCCTTTGTCTGCTAAGATGGAAAGAGGACTTGTATATTTTCCTCAAAATGAGGAATGGGTAGGTGAAGTTGAGAGAGAGCTCTTAACTTTCCCTGTAGGTACTCACGATGATATCGTGGATACTCTTGCCTATGCTTGTCTTAGTAGCGGAACGAAAAGAAAATGGGAAGCATTTTAAATGGCTGAAGAGAAAAGTTTTTATAGAAAAACAGTAGATTACTTACAGAGACCACCACAAAGATTAGAAGTTAAAAGAGGGCCTCTAGATAAACACGAACAAGTACAAGGCTCTGTTTGGGGATACAATACACAATCCGGTTATTTTCCACAAAAATTAATTGATGACTTAGGAGATGGATTAGGTAATTCAGCTGTAGTCGCTTGTCTTAATGTTTTAGCAACATCATTCGCAGAACCTCAATTAAAAGTTTATATAAAAAATGACCAAGGTAAGTTAGAACAAAAAGCTCATCCATTAGAACAATTACTTCAAAGACCAAATGAATTTATATCCGGTTCTATTCTTTCACACTACATAGTTACTTCTTTATCTGCTCACGGAGATGCTTTCTTAATGAAAGTTAAAGATGGTCAAGGTAAAGTCGTTCAGTTAGTTCCTTTAATGCCTAGTTATGTAAAGGTTAGAGGAAACACTCGTGAATTAATTACTCATTATGAATATCACGCAGTACAAAAAGGCAACGGGTTGCATCAAGAATATATTGAAATACCTAGAGAAAATGTAGTTCACATTAGACAAGGAATGGACCCCGATGACCACAGAAGAGGTTTCTCGCCACTTCGCTCAGTTATGAGAGAGTTGGCAGGAGACGAGGCAGCAGGACAATTCGCTGTTGCTTTGCTACACAATATGGCTGTCCCGGGAGTTATCTTAAGTCCAAAAGATGACTCTATGGGCGGGCCTACAAGAGAAGAAGCAGAAGGAATAGCACAATCTTTTAAATCTAAATTTTCCGGTGCTAACAGAGGTGCGCCAATGATTATGACAGGTGCTATGGATGTAGATGTAGTTTCATTTACCCCGGAACAATTAAACTTAACTGCTTTAAGAAGATTACCGGAAGAAAGAGTTTCTTCTGTTTTAGGTGTGCCCGCAATTCTCGCCGGCCTCGGCGCTGGATTGGACGCAGCAACATACAACAATACTCGTGAACTAAGAGAGTTTTTTACTGAACAAAAAATGATTCCAATGTGGTCTTCTGTAGCAGATGAACTTACACATCAATTATTACATCAAGATTTTGTAGATAGTAACTACGAATACTTCTGTGCTTATGACTTAGACCAAGTTAGAGCATTATCAGAAGACAAGAAAGAACAAGTCCTAACAATGAACTCCGCGGTGCAAGGGGGCTTCGTCACAATAAGCGAAGCTAGACAAGCATTAGGTTTAGAGGTTGATGATTCTCACGATATCTATTTAAGACCTTTAAATATGGTAGCTGTGCCGGAAGGAGAGACAGGAATTGTGACTCCTATTGAAGGAGAGCCTGCCCCTTCGGCACAACCACCATCTGATGAAGATGAGCCGGAAGAAGATGATGAAAAGGCAACTTTAAATACATCTCGATTCCAACCGGAGGTTCGTAGAAGCAAGAGAAGAATAGGAAAGAGAAAATCTGTTATAATTGACACAACAATGGAATTTAAAGCATCAGAACAAGACAATATAGTTTTATCAGAAGAAGAAAAAGCTGCTGCTGTCTCTGCTAAAGTAAAAAAAGTATTACAAAAGAAAGTAAAAGACCACAATGCAGGAAGTTCAAAATATAAAGTTACTTATGGAAAGTTGGCAATTATATTCAGACGAGGTGTTGGTGCCTATAGAACGAACCCAGCTTCAGTGCGAGGTAATGTTTCTTCGGCAACACAGTGGGGAATAGCCCGTGTCAACGCTTGGTTAAAAGGACTTAAAGGTTCTTTCCCAAGAAAACCTTTTGATACCGATTTATTACCAGCAGGACATCCTCAAAAAAAGAAACAAGATAAAAAAGCTGCATCAGTTAAAGCTGGAGATACAGTTTCTTGGTCAATAAATAAAGACCCCGACCCACCTTCAACAGTTCACGGTGTAGTTACTTCTGTCAATAGTGAGAAGAAAGAAGCAACTATGATGGTATGGGCAATTATGGATGATGGTTCACATCAAAAAACTGATAGAAGCGTTACTCAACCAATTTCTAAATTAAAAAAAATTAAAGATTTTCGTAAAGAATCTAAAGCTAAAAAAGATAAACCAACCAATTTCCCTTCATCCGGTGATAATCAGAAAATTAGCTTAAGTAATTCTAAATTCAAACAGTTTCCAGATAAAAGATATGTTGATAATTTGAAAGAAAATTATCCAGCTATATGGAGAAGAGCAGGTACCGGAGGTAATCCACCTACTTCGTTTACTGGAAACGATGCCTACAGAAATTGGAGTAAGTATAAAGCTGGAGACAGAAGTGCATCAGTTTTATCTTGGGTTAAAAGACGAGAAAGTTTTATGGCCCGACACCAAGGAAATACCAGACTGAACGGAATTATTGCTGTAATGAAATGGGGAGGTGTGACGAAATCTGGAGTGAGTACTATGAAAAAGATAGTTAATGAGCAAAAGAAAAAAGAAGATGCTCGTAAAAAGAAAGCTCACGAAATGTTGTCTCACACTGACGATTTAACAAGTTAAAATAAGTTATAGTATCGAAAGGTATATGAGTAGGTAAATGAAAGATAAATTTAACAAGTCTATTGAGTTTAAAACAATAGATGAAGAAAAAGGAAAAGTTGAGGCAGTTTTCTCTGTTTACAACAAATTAGACACAGATGGCGATGTAGTCATTCCCGGAGCAATCAAATCCGGTTTTAAAGATAATCAAGTTCCTATGGTATTCGCTCACAAGTGGGACCAACCAATTGGTAAAGGGACAATAGAAACAGATGACAACAAAGCTACATTCAAAGGCACATTCTTTATGGGTACAGAAGCCGGTAAGGAAGCATACAATCTTGCAAAAGAGATGGGCGACTTACAAGAATGGTCATTTGGATTTAGAATCAACGATTATGAAGTAGCACCATTTAAAAAAGATGGTATAGATGAAGAAGTTGATGTTCGCTATCTAAAAGATTTAGAAGTATTTGAAGTTTCACCAGTTTTAGTTGGTGCAAACAGAGAAACCTACACATTAGCAATTAAGTCTGGCGAAGATGCAGTTTATGAATCTAGCGAGGAAAAAGCTGCAAATGATGAGGATATCTTCGATAACGAAGAAGATGCTAAAAAAAGAGCAGAGGAACTAGGATGTTCCGGAACTCATCAACACGATGTAGATGGTAAAGAGGTTTATATGCCTTGTTCTACACACACAGCTTATGAAAATATGATTAACGACGAAAAAGATTTAGGTGGAGAACCAGAAGAAGAGTCTTCTTGCAGTTGTGACTGTAAGAAAGAAAATTCTGAGGAGCCACAAGAAAAGATTTCTGAAGAGGAAAATTCCAGCTTGCAAGGAGTAACTTTTTCAGCCGAGGTGAAGGAAGTGCTTGCTGCTTTAGAGAGCCTCATAGTACGAGCAAAGGCAATAGCCATTTTGCGCGAAAAAGATGGAAGGACATTATCGGTGAAAGCTAGTTCTGCTTTAAGGGCAGTACAAGATGACCTAAATGATGCGTGGAACGAGATTGATACAATTATCGATGAAAACATAGAAATCCCAGAAGCCGAAGCTGACGCTGAAGTTGAAACTGCTATTGAAGAAGTTGCAACTGAGGAAGTTACAGAAGAGGCTGTATCTGAAGAAGTTACTGAGGAAGTATCCGAAGAAGTTTCTGAAGAAGTAGAAGTCGAAGTTTCAGAAGAAATTGTAGAAGAAGAGGAAGAAGCTGAAGATGAAGTCGTTGAACTCGAAGAGATTGACGAAGAATTTGAAGCTCTTTTTACAGAAGCTCAAAATACGCTCACAGAGGCCACTTTACTTGAATTAGACGACGAAGAAGTATAAGCTAACAATTTTGGAGACAAATATAATGTCAAATTATAAAGAACAAATTTCCAAAAAGCGTGCTGAGTTAAAAGACGTATTTGATAATCCTGCTTTAGAGGACGGAAAATATGATGCCGAGCAAAAAAATGCTATAAACGGTCTTAACACAGAACTTGCTGGATTAGTTGATGCTGCTAACTTAGAAAAAAGCAAAGCCAAGAATGAAAAAGCTATGGAAACTGAAGCATATGCTCCAGAAGCTCCAAAAGGCGTTGAAACCATTGGTGAAGCTTTCATTAAGTCAGAAGCATACAAAGGATATCAAGCAGACGGTGTTAAAGGAATGGACTCAACAGTAGATTTTTCCCCTATGGGATACAAAGCTACTTTGGGTGCTGGTTTAACTCAAGCTTACGCTCCGGAAGTTTTAAGGCAACCGGGAATCTTAGAGAAAGCTCTTAGAGACCCAGATGCTGTTATTGGTCTATTCGACCAAATCGAAACAACCCAAAATTCCTTCGCATATATGGAAGAAACTACCTTCACTAATGCTGCTGCTGAACAAGCTGAAGAAGCTACAACAGCTGAAGCAACATTAGATTTCACAGAACAAACTGCACCAATTAGAAAAGTTGGTGTTTTCTTGCCTGTGACAGAAGAACTTCTTGCAGATGTTGCTGGAATTCAAGGTTATGTAAACTCAAGACTCGGAACAATGATGAAATTGAGATTAGATTCTCAACTTCTTTCCGGTGACGGTACAGCACCAAACATCGAGGGTCTCCTTGATGCTGGTAAAACTAATGTCGATTCAATCGACTATAGCTCTTACTCTGGTGAACTGAAGCAATTCGGTGCTATGTATCAAGCAATTACAAATATTAGAACTGGTGCTTTCGTAGAACCAGATAATATTGTAATGCACCCTAACGATTGGAACTCAATTGTGACTTCAGTCACAGACTTTGCGGGTACATCTTCAGCAGGTTATGCTGCTAAGAACCCTCTATATGTCGTTTCTGGTGGTTTTGGAGATTCTCCAACACCTAGAATTTGGGGTCTTCCAGTTGTGCCAACCACAGCTATCGCAGAGAACACAGTTCTTATCGGTAGATTTGGTGGCGGTGAAGCTGCTCACGTTGTGATGCGACAAGGTCTCGACCTTGCAGTATCTGATTCTCATAGTGACTTTTTCCTTAAAGGAAAATTAGCTATTAGAGCAACTATGAGAGTTGGTCTTGTTGTTTATAGACAAGAAGCATTCTCAAAGATTACATCCTTCTAAGGATTAATCTAATTTTTGAAGGGGTGGGCAACTGCCCCTTCATTTAAAATAAAGGAAATTATGGAATATATAAAAGTAAAAAAAGATATTTGGAAAATGCAAGAC